GATCTGATGCAACTAATGCAACCGTGCTAACAACATGACCTTGCAGGTCGTATGTAATGCCGCTGCGAGTACTAGCACCACCTGCAACTGCATTGCTGTGGCTTAATGCACCACCGCCTGTAAGTGCCAATCCACCTGCTGCTGGTATTGAAACAGCGCCTACAACCGAAGAAGTGGCAACAGGTAAATTTGTGCAGTTTGTTAGAACTCCAGATACAGGCGTTCCTAATGCTGGACTTACTAAAGTTGGTGAGGTAGCAAATACAGCAGAACCAGATCCTGTCTCATCGGTTAATAATGCAGCAAAGTTTGCGCTTGATGGTGTTGCTAAAAATGTAGCCGCACCAGTACCAAGCCCTGAAATCCCAGTAGAGACTGGTAGCCCAGTGCAACTTGTTAATGTGCCGCTAGATGGTGTACCTAATGCCCCGCCGCTTACTAAGTTGCCGGATGCTGTGCCGGTAAGCGAGGCCGTAATTGTGCCAGCAGTGAAATCACCACTTGCGTCACGCGCAACAATTGCCGATGCAGTATTAGCATTAGTTGCAGTCGTGCTGCTGTTGCTAACTTTGCCAGCCGTAGCAATAGTGGCTAGTTTGGTATCTACAATCGCTGCGCTAGCGTTTATATCAGCATTGACGATTACGCCCGCAGTAATATCGGTAACACCTGTATTACTTATACTTACATCACCTGTAACTGCCGTGCTAGTCGCAACGTTTGCGCTGCTACCTAAAACAATATTGCCGCTAGTCAACGTGGCAAGTTTGCTATAAGCAATGGCAGCAGAAGCATTAATATCCGCATTAACAATTGTGCCATCTAGCAGCATTTCACTTGTAACCGTACCGCTATCACCAACAGTTACGACATTACTACCACTTTTGGTTAGTGCTCCGGTTACAGCAACAGTGCTATCAAATGTTGCTGCACTGGTAACATCCAACGTGCCAGGTATATCAATATTGCTGGCCCATTCAACGCCAGTGCCAACAGCATCAGTTTGAAGCAATTGGCGAGCAGCGCCATCGGCTAATTTGCTAACTGCAATTTCGGCTGATGCGTTAATATCCGTATTAACAATTGCTCCATTTAGAAACGAAGTTAGGTTTACCTTTGAACCTGGTATTGATCCGTCATCAATTAATGTGGCGCCAACTTGAACTAAATTTTTAACTGTTATTTTCTTGGTGTCAGCCCCTGCAATGGAAAAAACAGGCAACACATCCGCTGCTGCTGGCGTTGTTTCAGCATTTAGCTGATCTATGCGTTGGTCAGCCATTACAGTTCTTCTCCAAGCTCTAGGGTGTCCGCGTCAGCGGCGCTTAGCTTCATTCTATCACCCGCAGAGTTAAGCAACAGGTCGTTGAAGGTGGTAGTTTGCACTCGTAGCTTAATTTCACCAGTGGTAACAAAAGTAAATGTACTACTAATTATGTCCCCCGCAGCACAACTAATAGCTGCTTGCGTCATCACGCCACTGATCTCGTACCATATTGAATCATTTGCAGCATTAACACCTTGTGCTTGCCCTTCGCTTAAGATATATAAATTAGCTTTAAAATCGCTACCAAACTGTTGCCGCAACAATAAATTATGCAAATACACAGCAACTTCAATTTCGCCCGCAACGGCATAATCGAAAATACACTCGATACTGCCTGAACCCGTGATCAAAGTGCTGTATTGATTTCTAAATTCATCGCCTAATCCTGTTGTATCAACCGCCTCGCGATCAGTTGATAATTCAAACCGTATAATATTTGCTAATATCCTAGGTACTGAATTAAGAATTTTACAACTTACCGCAATATTTGCACCAGGTGCAGCTAATGCAATCCTGTTGACTGATGTGCCTGCAACAGCATCAGAATATGTATTATATAGCCGCAGCCCACCAAGCTGATCTACATTAACAAAGAAATTACCTTTGGGATATGCCCATCCAGATATAAAGGATAATGTTGTGGCGCTACTAAATTCTACAAAATCTCCTGTCATAAATGCGCCGGAGCTAAAGTCAAAGCTAAACATGCCCTTGCTAGCAGTAACATTTGAGGGCGTTATAGTTCCTGTAATTACGTCACCACTATCTCGGGTAAGTTCTATATTTCCTGCATTACCAAGATAAACTGTCATTACAGACTTACGCTAGTTGGCGCTCCTGTAAATTGGAATTGAATTGTTGCTTGCATTATCTCACCAGCAGCACAATTAAGTTCGCCGCTGGTAATAATGCAATTACCTTCTATAAACTTGCTGGTGCCCCACCCAAGCCTAATAGCAAGTATATCCGGTTCGCCTACCGCAGCAGTTTTTATGATGCGTCCTAATAGCGGAACTGCCGCTTCGTCATAATAAAAAATTGTTGCACTGCCAGTACTACTACGTAAACCTGGTACAAAGGCGCGATCACTAGACGAAAGATTAGTAACATCAAGCGTTTCTACTGTGCTTGATACGCTCCAGTTGCTGACCTTAGCTACCGTAACCCCATTGTATTTAAGGTAGCCGTCCTTGCCGCTGTAGTAGCTCATGAGTCAATTACTCCAATTAGCTTTATTGTAACCGACATGCGACCTTCTTTGATGCTCGCAAATTGCGGCGGTTCCGCATAACGATATCTTAAACCAAACGCCCCTGCGCCAAATCTATTTGTGGTGCTACCTGCACCTCCTAATGCTGAGTCAAATGCTGGGTTGCCTTTTCTAGGGTTTGGTGGTAAATCAAATGTATACAACGTACCTTTGCAGTTTTGGTAATGATCAAAGATTGCAGCAGCATCAGTTTCATTGATATTGCTATATTCCAAATCCAATGTTTTATTAAATGCCATATTGCCATATTGCACCCGTGCTTCGACGCCACTTTGTGAGCGAAATATCTTGCTAGCAAAATCGCCAGGCGACATTGACCGTGTGGTAGGCACAAGATCAGGAAATGCAGGGCCGATTGTCATTGCTCGTTTTGCACCTCAAATAGTGCGGCATTCATGTTTAAATATGTGATCTTGCCATCAGCTTCTAGCGGTACATGGCTGCCGGTTATTTCAACCATCCCTTCCTCATCATAAGCGATCATCTCTGCCTTATACAAGCGAAGGCTGGTGCTAGAGCTGTATTGCGTAAATACAGTGCTTGCAAACTCAGGCGTGGTCTTGCCATCAGCGCCAATTACCATTGAGCGCTCACCAACTTGCGTCATACCAGAACGCCAGAAATAAACGGTATAGGTGCCAGCCGCCATTGGGCTGCTAGATACCACTGTACCGTCCACTAGCACATAACCATTCTGAAACCGTTCAATATGTCTCGCTTGGCTTGATACCCGGAAATATTGCCCTGGCTGCAAAGCTAAGCCACTAGGTAAAGTTTTAAAAGATAACACATGCGTAATATAATATCGCATATTAATTAGTAATTTTGCAAACTGTATTGCGTGATCTGCGCTAGTACAAAAACCAGTGAAATCTACTGCTTCAACTTGTGGGTTAGGGTTGGTTGAATCATTGCGTTTTACTAAAATATTGCGAGTTTCAGCAAATCCGTTTTCTACTTCATCGCGCATTGTTACCAGTACTTGCGGCGCTTTACGTTGCTCCGCAGGATACCAATTCACGCTAAGCGAATCTTCAATAATATTACCATCAGTAAATAAAGCGGATATTACTGGCTTGCGATTATACGCACCGCCTAATGTATAGCCGCTAAGACTTGAACCTTTATCAACTGGAAATGTTGGCTGTAGCGATAATTTACCCCCAAGCACCATAAAATCTAAGAAGAAGTACTGCGCATTCTCATGGCCCCAATCTCTGATATTTACTGGTGCTGATAACACACCATCCCAATAGAAATTATTTGCTAGGCATACCTTACAACCTTCTTGGAAACCGTCCCAGTCAATCATAGTGGTGGGCATTAAACTGGATGTAGCAACTAAATGATACAGAATTTCTGGATATAAATTCGATGCGCCGTAAACTGGGCCGCTATTAACGTTGTAGGTGCCGCCTGAATTATCGTTTACTAATTTACGTACCTTGCAGCCCTGTTTTGCGTAATAGGTAAAGTTATTAAAACTGCTCCATTCTTTGCCATTACGTAATTGTAAGCCTAATAATGTCATGTCTTTATACACTGGGGCGTAAGATATAGTATTTGTTGCACCGGGTTGCACGTTTAATTTTATGTTTTCGCGTTGCTCATTAATATATACAATTGCGTGTTCTGGGCCATTTTGATGACTGCCTTCCTGCCCGTCATTCATGTATACATCAGCTATAGCATCAAAAGGTTCTATTGGCTGTGCGCCAAGGCTGCCGTCAGAAGCAGCCGTAATTCTAAGCGTTGGGGCACCAGGTAAATTGTTTATAGTGACTACATCGCCTACCTTATATTTGCTGCCCCCGTCTCGCACTTCTACATCTGCTTTATATATAGTTGCATTGCTATATGTAACATTAATTTGTGCTTTTATTACGTTATTAGCAGGCACTGGGTAACCCGACGTAGGCATGCTAACCTCATAAACTCCGATTGCACCAGGTTCAAAGTACGGCTCACCTTGTTCGTCTAAACTAAATCCGTTGAAATCATCTACGAATACTTGTGTTGAATTTGTATTTAAATTTACCCACAGCAAGTCATACGGCCAACCTTCACTTAATTCATCCTCAGTAAGATAATTCCATGGAGCGATGCCATAACCAGTACCGTTATAACCATATGTCGAAAGTCTTTGCGCACGTAAAGTAAAGCGCACATCCACATAATATATACTTCTTCTAAAACGCACTGTACTTGTAAATTCTTCGCCTACAAAAAGAGGAATGCCTGCTCCCATAAGTCCTTGATGCAGCCATCTTAATTGTGGGCCAGTAGAAATTGTAGCTACAGGCGCTGCAATGCTACGTTCTAAGGCAAGTACGCTAACAGTTAAACCAGATCCAGATCCACCGGAAGTAGCAATTATTTTACTGGTTGGGCGCATGCCGCCATTGCCGCCATCTAAATTTTCATCATATACATAATCAGCAATTTCTTCCTTGTAGTCAAACCTAGTAGGCGTAATACTTAGTGCAATACCGCTTGGCGGTTTGCCTCCTAAAAATAAAACATCATTAGTTGCCGTTATATTATTTACGCGCTCAAAATAACCTTTAAAGCCAATAGTGAATGTACCTATAAGAGTGCTTACTGAATATTCTTGAGCTGCGCTTGTTCTTGCATCTAATACGCAAAGGTCGCTACCATTTGGGTTGTTATATGCCAGGTACGCCCCACCTGCAACAGGTCTAAATCTAATTTCGTATTGTATATCTTTTGAATTTGGGAACGCTATACGTATAAAATTAAATTGATTTACAGGTGATCGCCCTTTTACGCAGAACATACCGCCGCCGCCACGAACTAACGCATACCATTCAGTAGCGCCTTTTTCTTTTATTTCTACTCTAAAGAATGAATATCGCAATCCATACTCGTTGTAGGTGCCAATGTTAAAAGTATTGCCACCGTTTTCAATTCTCTCTAAAATATTTTGTGTAGGCATACTAGCAAAATTTGCAATGCCAGCAAACCGCTTAAATACTTGTGATTTAATACCAATTTCTACTTGATTTAATTTTCTTGTTGTAGTAAAATGGGCAATTGCTACTTTGCATACAGTAGGGCCAAATGACGGATTAGTTTGGCTTAGTAACTGATTAAAACCATCAATATTATTTAAAGGCGCATTTATTACTATACCTTCATGCACCAAACGTGTCTTAGACGCTCGAAGGGCTTTAAATGTAAATATTTTTCTTGTCTGTATGTCCCATAATTTCGTAGTGCTTTCGTTTATACATACAGCTTCTACACCGCCAACTGTATATGTTTCTCCTACAACAATAATATCATCTATTGCTTTTCTTATGCTATCTTCTTTTGCTCCTATGTCTTGATTGCCAGTGTCGCCAAATAAATTAAGCGAATACCCTGGAAACACATGAAATTCAATTGTGTCGCCTATTGTAATATCAATATCTAAAAATTGTTGGTTTGCAGGCACTTGCAATAAGCTGCCAGCAGAATTTCGCGCAGCTATTAAACCTGTACGTGGTGCATAAAAAGATAATGTCTTTTGCCTTTCCCGGCCTGCTTCTACAACAGTAGCTATCTTTTTTTGATATTCTTGTTGATCTCTAGCCCATAAGTCAAAATTAAACTGAAAAATAACCTCAGGCGGGTAAATTACTCGTACACGTTTAAATGGTAATTGCCAATGCTGCCCATTACGCAATGGCTCAGAAATACCAAATATTGATAAAGTAGACGGTATTCGCACTCCACTAAATATTGGTTGCATATTATTAAGAGTTCTTAATTCTGCTAGAAATACATCGCTTGTATTACGTGGCTGCAGATCACCAGCTTTTTTATCTGCAAGACTTATGCGATTAGTTGAATTACCATTCCTAAAATACATCGCTAATTTACTTGATTGGTAGCCACGTAATAAAGTGTCACCAATCCCCATCCCATCAAAATCTGGTTGTGATGCCAACTCACCACCATTAGCTAAAAATATTGCTAATAATTCCTGCCCATCACCTTGGCTTAATAATTGCGACCATAGCAATTTTGTTTCTACGCGCACACCACCGTATTCATTACGGCGATTAGCAAATACCAATTGCATCGACTCACCAAGTCGTGCTAGTGGTTGTACTGAAGTAAAGCCATCAACATTAGTAAACCTGTTGGTGCCATTAACGCTGGCGCCAGTTACATCCGCACCACGCTGCTCTTGCTGCTGTTGCGCTGGATCAGTTTGACGTGGTAGCTTTGGTTTTGGTGCTAATGCAGACGCAGCAAAACTTATACCCATCCCCACAACTGTCATGACCAAAGGCACAACAGGGATGCATACCACCTCCGGCACATGGTCATACGCTGGATCGCGTTCGGGCCGGTAGTTTGCTACCTCATTTGCATACCAGTTATATTCTTCTAACGTCAGCCCCAGTGCATCAATTAATTGCTTTTCCCACGGCAATATCGCGCCTCGTATTTGACGTTTGGTGACCATA